TGTATAGGCTTATAAAGAGTCTAGATAAAAGGGTCGTCCTGATCGACATAGGAGCCAAGTATGCGAGAAACGTCAACTGGATAAACAGGATTGCGCAGGTATTAAACAAGGCTCACCTTATTATATATCAACCCGTCCGCATGGAAACAGCCGCGTATGATAGTATCTACAATTTAGAAAACGAGAAGAGATATTTAGACGTGGATAATTTGGACATAGCGGCTCTCCCTATTCGTACTGCAGACTTCAATTCCGTTTGGAGCGAGTACGATCGCATGACCGGTTTCGTGGTGTGTTTGGCATTCGACGTGTTGTATTACCTGCCCCATTTGCTTCATTGCCCGGTTGAAGTCGTGGCAAACGTGAATCAATACCGTATTGTCGGCGGAGTAAGCGAGATGCCATTTAGTGAAGGCAGAGTCGAATTCATGGATAACATGTTGAGTGTGTATATGGAAGGCAACGGCAACGTATATCGCCATGCGAGTTATGACTACTCTTCGCTGAGTAGTGTTTGCAACCGTTGGACTGTGGGCATTTGTGAAACCCTTTCGATTTGGAAGCCAGCTCATGTACTAGAGCTGCCTACTCAACTGACGTCGGTCAATTTAGCCGTTAATTTTGATCTTGCAAAGCGATTACTGCAATTCCGGAATACTCTGAGTAAAAGCAACGAGGCAGCGTTGCATATCCTCGCTAAAGACGCTCCAAAAAGTCACGCCACGATAGCCTGTTTGGACCGTATCGATCAAATTTTGGTAATGCACGAAAGTGTACTTCCTCACGCCCCCATAATGTACGCGAGACCAGTAGACATGGCAAAATCGCTATCTTGGAGCCAATACGTCCAGTGGTTGCCGTTTTTGCTTAAAGAGCAGTTTTACGGTTGCGCAGCGTGCACATCTCAATCTTGTTGCCCCAAAGCAGCCAGGTCCACTCTCTTGAAACTAGCCTATGATTATCCGGATGAGGTGGGGTGGCTCTGCCTCATTGGTAGGTTTCACAAACCGATGCGAAAAATAGTCTGCTCATATTACGGTTTGAAATGGAGAGCTCTGAAAGAGTACATATGGTCTTGGTTTGTTACTCCGGACGTGCAAATGAACGCAGACACACATAGATTTCTAGGTCCGATGCATCCTGATAATTGTGAGAAACTATTACGAATCACTAGAGAGTGGACTCCACACTCAGACAAAGCCTTCATCAGAGGCGGATCCAGTGCAGAATTCTTGTATAGTAGGTCGGCATTAGAACCATTTGCGCACGATGTACCACTGTCCACTGCTAAAAGATTGTTGAAAGGCGTTCCTCGATCTGTTTTCACCCATTCAGCGTATGCAGTTTTGGCTAAGCCTCAAATCCAAGCCAGCGTCGAAGAAGCTCATTCCAACGCTCCGAAACAGCCGAGACGTGTCCAAACAGAATCAAGAAGGCGAATTCAAGCGCGCGAAATGGGACTCGAATTTTCTGAAGATGAAAAGAACTCGAGTGAACGAGATATAAGCCGTGCGAATGTGTCAGTAGTCCCAGAAGAATTAGAATTGGCGGAGCCAGAACTCGAAAGGATCACAATAGAGCCTCCAGCGGACTTCTTTCGAGGACTTACTAGACGACAGGCCCAGTTGTACGAAATGATGAGTGACACGGAGTCCGATCCAGTAGGGCACTCCAGTTATAACGACCACGATTTACCTGATTTCGGGCAAGATAACGGTGAACCAGTCTATGGGTGGATGGAAGAGGGCATCGAATTCGTAGCAGACGGTGGACTGAGCTATGAAGGCCTGACAGATGATAGCGACGCGGAAAACAGCTCCTTCGACAGCTCTATGACATACAATAGACATGGAGCACCCGCTTATCACGTTCTTCACGCAACGGGACTTAGTTTTCAATCGCACGACTGGACAGAAATCGACGAAGATTTCGAAAGAGAAAGAGATGATTTCTTGGAGAGACATATGCCGAACAACCTCGCTGGAGAGGTTGATATGGACAGCGAGTATACGGTATATTATGATGAAGTCTTGGAAATCCCAGAGGGAGACGTTGGTGGATACCTAGTTAGGTGCGGGTTGAACGAGGTAAATTTGGAATGGAGTCGAGCATTTTCAATGTTCGTGACCCCCGACGGACTCAAAATTCACGAGCCAAGCGACGTGTTGGAACGACTCAAAATATCGGACGAGCAAATAACAAGATCTTACATTGATAAAGACTATCCAATCAGTGGACCTCAGTTATATACCCCGGTTGGCTCTATATGTAAGATCGTCGAGCCGTATACTTTTGACCACAAACATGCCACAACTCTGGTTTGCGCGATCACCAACAGACACTTAGCCAGTACTAATGCTCCCGATGTTAACGTGGTTAGAGACTTCGACAGATTTGTAAACGACGACATGACCATAAGAATGGAGTTATTTGGTTACCCGGACTTTGAAGTGCAAAGCGCCCACGACTGGTGTGCAGATAAAAAAGCTTGGCCGGAGAGTAAAAGAAAGAAATACTGCGATTACATCACGAAGATACTAGGTGTCGGCCATTTCTTGGGGTACGGTCATCCCAACTTTACAGCGATGGTTAAAAGCGGCGAATTTAATTACGCCACTAGTCACGATGTGTTCAGCGCCAGAGCTCGATTGATTTGGGATCCAGAAGACCGCATGATGTTCGTTGCTTGGTGTCAGCAATATTTCATTGCCGTAGCCAAACATTGGTACAAAGAATTCATCCACGCCATGAATTCCAAAAAGCTCGCAGCCAAGATCAACGACTTCTTTTCGGATAAAAACGCGCACGATTGGATGCGCACCTCCTGGGACGGTTCGGCTCACGATTCCAACCAGCATGTGGAATTAATGCGGGCGGTAGACGATCGCTTTATGGATCTCGTGTTTCCAAAATTCCTCGAAATCTTCCCCGTTTCGACGAGATTAGCTTACGAAGTGTTGGATATCCTCAAGGATCATGTTGCCAACCTACATGTCACTATCAACAAAGAATACGTAGGTAAGTTTGTGCTACTCGGAACAACGTTCAGCGGACATCCGACCAAAACCACGCTGGGTAATACGCTGAGAGTTATTTATTACGGTTTGTTCACGGCGGCACGAGCCGGAATATTCTACGAGGACATCCTTTATTTCGTTTCAGGAGATGACGCCTGCCTGTGGATCAAGAGCAGCC